CATCCTATGCCTGCCGTCAACCTTCACGTCGAAGTTAAGGACTGTTTGTCCTTTTCTAAGATTGTGAAGGGGCTCCTTGCGGATTGCCCGTCCCCCCTCGAAGAGGAGAGGATGGCTTGGCAGTCAGTGAAGAAGCTCCTACCTGCTTCGTGCAAGTGTATGGAGACTCCTTTACTACAAGGTGTCGTCAATGGGTTCGCGCGCCCTGCGCCAACCCTTCCTTCTGGTTATCTTGCCTTCCTCGAAAAGGAGACGAGACGCCTCTTTCCTAAGGGATGGGACGTCGGCCTTTACGAGGATTCGGTCCTCTCCTGTTCTCCTGGCCTGTCTGGCACGGTCGACTCGATTCGCTCCCATGGGGGCTGTCAGTCTGACTGGCGTGGCAAACATTCGGAGTTTCTGGACGGCGCCCTGAGTGGGTACTATCCTGGAGGCATTGAGCGTTGTGCCGAGCTCATGGTAGTCCAGTCCGCCGGTAAGCCTCGTCCTTTGACGAAGTTTTCCGGTGAGACTCTACTCTTGAAGCCCCTTCACACATCCATCTATGATCGCCTACGACGCTGTCGTTGGCTTTCAGTGGGTGACGTGACGGACGCCTCTCTTGCTAGAGCTGGCTTTCGGAAGGAAGACGGGGAAGTCCTCACCTCCGGCGACTATAAGTCGGCAACTGATCAGTTGTCGATTGAGGCCGCCGAGAGGATATTGGGGACCCTCCTCGCCAATTCAGCTTGTGTACCCGCTGGTCTTCAGCAGGAAGCCTTGAAGATACTTCGGCCTACTCTCTTTCATGAGAGTCTTGCGCCGAACGGTATCGAGCCGCGAGTAGGACAGATGATGGGAAGCTTTTTGAGTTTTCCACTTCTTTGTCTTCAGAACCGCTTTGCCTTTTTGTGGGCTATGCGATCTGAGGGCTTAAGTCCTGCAGCTGCGGAGAAGGTTCCTTGCTTGATCAACGGGGACGACATCCTTTTTCAGTCGGTTAAACGAACCTCTGATGTTTGGATGGACACGGTTGGAAGGTTGGGGTTAGAGGTCGAGCGTACTAAGACGTCAGTCTCCGATGAGTACGGTTCTTTGAACAGTACTCTGATTCGCTGGGCGGGGGAACACCTTCGGGTGATTCCCACCTTGCGTTTCGGGAGACTACGATCTTCTCAATACGTGAACTCTCTTGCCTGTGAGTTCAGAGGATTTGTTGCAGGACTAAAGAACGGCTACCGCTTTAGAGCGGGAGTCGTCTTTTTCCGCTGGCATCTCGGTTCGTTAAGGTCAACTAGATTGACTCTTCTCGAGTTGGGATTCAGGGGTAGTCTTGCTGCAAGGCTCTCTGAGCTCTTTCGAATGGCACCTAGCGTCAAATCTGTCTCTCAAGAGTTGAGCGTTTTGAATGCCCGGGAGACGGCTTCATGGAAGTTCGGCCTGACGTTCGAATCCTGTAAGACTAGGAGTACAATTAAGTATTTCCTGG